CGCGGATCCTGAGGGCTGAGAAACTTGAGCTTCGCGGGGGGTCGCTTTGTGTGTGTGACCCATACACTAAGGGATGGATCGATGGATGGTGACACTGTAGGGACACTGTGTCAACTGTCTCTGGATTGGTTTGGATCGGTTGGTTGGCAAGCCGAAGCGGCAACCTCTCCTCTTCAGTTGTTTCTTGGTTGAAGGATCGAGACTCTCCTCACCCTTTCAGGGAGAGTCGAGATACTCAACCATTCAAAAGAAACTAACTGGTTTGACGATACCACGATGGATTGGTAGTCAGTCGATCAGCTGTCACAGCATGGCATCAGATGCTAGTCATACCAATGGTTATCAGCAATTCTTATCAATCATATTAGTTATATCAATACATAGTATTGGCTCGGCGGACAGATCGCTTCAGTTATTGAGACTGCCTCGCAATAGCATGTGTGATCTAACTACCGCACATGCCAGTGTGCTGCGCTAGATAGCACAACTAGCGGTACCCATACGGGTGAATCTGCCGCCTTGCCTATACGATATAAGGCTTCAGAGATTTCTGTCAAATTTTAACCACTTCTTCTCCATCATACAACGGAAACAAGTGATCTGAGACACAGGATAAGCGGCATTACAGGGAACATCCTTACCGCACATGTCACATTTAACTAGCTTTACCTCATCATCAGGAGGATCAATCATAAGATCATCTTAGTAGTAGTATCAGTAGTATCGATATCATCATTCAGGGATGAACAGGATTCACTAGATTCATATTTAGCTACCATTTCCTTACACCAGTCTCTTATTTTGTTAACTGAAGGAGTGAATTTGGCTATACCAAAGACTCTACCTACCTCTTTAGGAGTAAATCGTATGCAACATCCTTGTTTATAGTAGACTCTGAAGAAGTTAGGACCAGTTCTAGTCCTCATATAGGTTACATTACAGGTATCTGTATTGTCTGGGAATTGGTACTCCATGTTTAGCGGTGGTGTTTATAAGAATGATTCAGTGTGATGATTTTGGTCTTTGAGTAACCCTAATATCATTAGATAAGGGAGAGGTTGGTCTGTTAAGACCAAGTCTCTCCCACAACCGGCGGATCCACCCTTTCCTCCGGCTGTCTTAATCCCTGGTTAGAGCTAAACCCAGGTGGGTACTACCTTTTTACCTTGTAGTTGTCTAGCCTTTCTACGTTGGTCTAGAGACATACCAAAAGCCATGTGAGAGGCTGCAGTTTCAGGATCTTCTAACCAAGAATCAAGTTGGTCTTTCCACTCTTCTTGGTTTCTCAGTTTCATCTGTTCATGAGCTGAGATTGCCATAGCATCTTGGAAGTATTTAACACCTTGAGCTAGGCAGTCCAATCTGTCGTCATGTTTAACTGCGCCTTTTTCACGGCACATACGACTCATTTGGTAGAAGAGCATGTACAGGAGTCGTTCCTCTGGAGCCGCATCAGCGTTGGATTTGTAATCCCAATCAATGACACCACGATCAACAACCAACCGATGTTGATTAAGAACAGGTTCCAGAGCATCGATGATTCTGTCTTCTTTTCTGACATTGGCACGTACCTCTTCTACGTCAATTGCTTGTTTAGTTTGTTGGAGGTGTTTACGGAATAGCTCACCAACGAGACCATCACCGAAGTTCGTTTCAACTACTAATTTAGTTACGTTATATTTTTTACAACCTCTTAGAATGTCCAGGAGCGTCTTGTCTGAGTATCCATCCTTAAAAGCTCGCATTTCATGCAAGTACAGGAAACCATTTCGTTGGGAGAGATAAGCCGCTGCTGTCTCATCTGTTCCTCGACCCGACGGATCAATTGAGCAGATTGTCTCGGTGAAAGGCTCCCAGTTTCCTGAGAGCTGCATTGGACTGTAGAAATAATCTCCAGGTAACCCGACAGTGGGAGCATCCCGAATGACGTTGGCAGGATCGCTGCACCAGACGATGTTGTCGGGACCAAGGGTAGGGTTAACAGAGGTGACAATAAGATCAGCCATCTTGAGTGGGAACTTCTCAGCGTCTGAGAGAGACGTGTCCAGCATGAACTGGAGCATGAAGTTAGAGCGTCCCATTGACGCTTCACGTTCGAGTAAATCATCATTATCAAAGCGGTCAGGGTCAGTTACGTTCCATTCAGGGACGTTGTTATCGATGTCTTCTTGTAATGCTGGGGCTAGGAGACCTTCGTACTTAGTTGTGTCTCTTGGGTACCTAGCAGGCCATACGAATGGTCTGTAATTACGTTCAGCTAGTTTGCGATAGATAGTAAAAGTCGTTTGAGGAGTGCCTAGGAAAAGGATCCTTGAGTCGTCTTTGGGAGTAAGGATAGATTCTGCTTCTGTACAGAGTTGAAGGAGTTTTTCTCGCATTAACTCTGTCATTGAGTTGCCTGGGACTTCTACATCGTCCAAGATCATTAGGTCTGCACGGGAGCCAGTAAGCTGACCCGTAATACCAACGCTCTTCACCGATGGGGCTTGGTGCGGAGAACAGTTCACGTCGAAACTGATGCGACTCCATCTCGCTTCGTCGCTCTTGGGCCTCAAATGAGTCAACCATGGTGTTTCAATAATTAGCTTCTGTAGGAAGATGGACATGTTGTCGGCTCGTTCTTTAGAAGCCGAGATCACCATTATTTTCTTTTCTGGATCTTTAAATAGAGTCCAGAGAATAAAAGCACCAGTAATCCAAGACTTGCCGACGCCACGAAAGGCCTGGATTTGAAGACGCTTAGGACCATGTTGTAAATAATCAGCGATTGCATATTGTGCTCTCGTCGGAGAGGGTAAATCGAGTTGTTGCCACAGAGCTTGTAAGAACAGCTTAAAATCGCCCTGTAAGGCCGTTAAAACATCATTCATAAGGATATATAGGTAAGACGGGGTGGAAGCAGCTTCTAGGGGCTGCTAGCGTCCTCTGAGAGCGAATCTATTGCGAATTGATTTAGATCAGCAATGTGATCACGTAGAATTTGGATATATGCACGGTTAAATGCAATATCTTCTCTATCGACTTCTACTTCAACCACACGTTCGACGATCTTCTCAACTTCGACTGGTACCTCTACGGTTTTGATGACCTCAACGATCTTTTCTACTTCAACTGGTACTTCGACAATCTTCTCCACTTCAACAGGCACCTCGACCACACGGTCTACTGGTACCTCGACTGTCACCGTTTCAGTGACAATCTTTTCAACAGGAACCTCAACCGTAATGGTTTGAGGCTCCATAGCTTCCAGTTGAGCTACTCGGGCTTCGAGGGTTGAGATAATTCCTCGAAACCGTACACCTGTAGATTGTCTTGCTAGATAGGGGTCAACGTAGAGTTGGCATTTACGAGTTCTAGTCATTAAGGGCTGAACGACCGCCACCGCGGCCACTGGATGATTTGTTTTTGTCTAGGGTATCGACCATGAGTTGACCAATATCAGCTCCAGTCAGGAGAGCATTAGCTAGTGGAAGTGCCCGTGCAAATGGCGCCATCCTCAGCAGTGTGCGAATGGTATAACCCTTACCCATATCCTTGAGTGGTTTTTTCAGGTCTTTAGGGTCAAAGGTTCGGTTTTTAAACTCAGAGTTTTGCCAGGTGTTCCTACCAAGACGTGTTGTATCTGCACGACCAGTATCTTGGTCAAACAAGATAGCTTGATTACTCATCATTTCGTAGTAACGCTGACGAGCAGGACCACCTTTATCTGAGTTCCAAGCACTAATAGAAAGCTTGCTACCAGGCCTAATGTCATCAAGTTGACGACCAAGAGCTGCTTTCAATTCATTGCGTCTCAGGTTTTCCCTGTACTTTTGATGGAACCTTGCTCTTGAACCTTTAGGCTCCCTAGGCTCCTTAGCCATGTTTCTGTCGTACGAGATTTCCCCATCCTCAGTAGGGCGACCAAAGGTAATGTTATTCATGGGTTTATCGTTACCCATTGCACCTTTGGCAATCCTCGTTTTTTCAATTTCGTAGCCGCCTGGGGTTTCGATATGAGTAGTAGAAATACCATCACCAAGATCTACA